AGGATTTAAAAATAGACGCAATAAAATTTCAAAAAATGCTTCTTCTTTTTAATTCTATAGAGCAAGGATGGTCTGTTAAAAAACATGTAGATTCTTATGTGTTCTCTAAGAGTCACGAAGGAAAAAAAGAAGTGCTAGAGAACACGTATTTAATGAAATTTATGAAGACCAATTTAGATTTAAATAAAATATTATCTTAGGCAATTTAATTAATTACATTTAGTAATTAATTAAATTAATTAAATTAAATTTTTGAAAATTTTTTTCTTTAGCCATATTATAAAATGGGAGGTGGATTAATGCAACTCGTCGCTTATGGTGCACAGGACGTATACCTTAAAAACCTGTAGGGTAGAAAAATGTCGGGGAATATCGAACCAATAAGATATTCAAAAACCCCTTTGTGGATTCTTTAGAACCACTGACATTAATTAGGGAAATTAAGCATTGCTTAATTAGAATAACCCTAGTGAGAAAATCAAACTGCTTGAAACCCCTAAAACTTATTCTACTAAACAACTATTGAGAGATAGTTGTGGCCAAGAGAAAAAACTTGGGTATAGTGACAATGAATAAGATGATATTAAGTGCAAACTTAATTGAAATGGGCAATGAGCATCCAAGCTTCATTAAATATAGTTTAAACAACATAAATATTAAACATAATTATTAATAATGAATCCAGAAATTCAAACCCAAAAATGTTCGAAATGTGAAAATGTTAAGACATTAAATGACTTCAGAAAATATGCCGAAAATGATAGATATTCTAACACATGTAAACAATGTTCAAATGAAATAGATAAAATAAGAAAAATAAAAATAAGACAAAAAAGAGCAGAATCATTATATTTTAAGTGTGAAAAATGCAATGTAGATAAGCCCTTAAAAGATTTTGCTAAATTGAAAAAATTCTATAAAAGAAAAATTTGTTTAATTTGTTATCCTTCATTTTTAACAGAGCAAAAAACGGCATGGTGTAAAAATCAAAGAAATACTAATATGAATTACAGAATAAAAAAGTCTTTAGCAGCTCGTTTGAGAACTGTTTTAACTAAAAAAACGTCAACTATGAATTATATTGGGTGTAATATTCAATATTTTAGAGAATGGTTGGAATACAATTTCACCGAAAATATGAATTGGGAGAATTATGCTTCGTATTGGTCAATAGACCATATTATACCTGTATGTAAATATGATTTGACAATAGAAGATGAAAAATTAAAATGTTGGAACTGGTCAAACATGATGCCTGTTACAATAAATTATAATTCATCAAAAAAAAATATTGACATCAATCAAATTAATTATGTTGTTAAAAAACTAGAAAAATTTAAAGAAGAAGGTTCAACGACTAAATGGTTTTCGGAAGAATTTTTATTAACATCACAAATAGATAAATATATTTAAATTCTTCATAAGATATAGTCTAATCCTTATTGAAAAATAAGGTAGAGGAAAATGTACAGGTAATCCTCAAATTACTTTCTGGAAAGTTACTTATCGTAGATATACTAACTTTGCCATCGAATCAATCGAACAAACATTCAACGGTCAAGCCGATTTCGGACGTCGTGTCCAATGTGTTATCTCCAGAAACGGAGATCTTGCTTACCGCACTTACTTACAAGTTACTCTTCCTGAGATTAATCAACTTATGGGTCTCGGAAACTACAGTAGTGGAGAAAACACTGGTGTCTATGCTCGTTGGCTAGATTTCCCTGGTGAGCAATTGATTGCTCAAGTTGAAGTCGAAATTGGTGGTCAAAGAATTGATCGTCAATATGGTGACTGGATGCACATATGGAACCAGTTGACAATGACATCTGAACAGCAACGTGGTTACTTCAAGATGATTGGTAACACCACTCAACTTACCTTCATCACTGATCCTTCATTCTCTGATGTTGAATCTCCTTGTGACTCCTTGGCTCCTCGTCAAGTTTGTGCTCCAAGAAATGCTCTTCCAGAAACTACTCTTTACGTTCCTCTTCAATTCTGGTTCTGTACCAACCCTGGTCTTGCACTTCCATTGATTGCTCTTCAATACCACGAAGTTAAGATTAACCTTGATATCAGACCTATTGATGAATGTTTATGGGCTGTTACTACTCTTAACTGCAACACTAACCCATACTCTGGTGCTTCAGGTCAATACTCTGTTGGTCGCCCAGTTCCAGCCACTATTGCCTATAACCAATCTTTAGTTGCTGCTTCCTTATACGTTGACTACGTCTTCCTTGATACTGATGAACGTCGTAGAATGGCTCAAAACCCTCATGAATACTTGATTACTCAACTTCAATTCACTGGTGATGAATCAGTCGGTTCCTCATCCAATAAGATTAAGTTGAACTTCAACCATCCTGTTAAGGAACTCATCTGGGTTGTCCAACCTGACCAAAACGTCGACTATTGTTCTTCTTTGACTTGTGACGCTTTGTTGTTCAAGGTTCTTGGTGCTCAACCTTTCAACTACACTGATGCCATCGATGCTCTTCCTAACGCTATTCATGCTTTCGGAGGTCCTGCTGCTGTTGCAGCCGACTCTCGTGCTTACATCGATGCTCGTGGTCTCTTCCAAGATGCTGGCGCTCTTGATTACCAACCAGCTGCTGAGTTCCCAGGTTTCACTGGTTACTGGCACGGTCCTTCCAATCCTTACAATGAAGCTAACCTTGGTGGCCAACAAGTTCCTTTGAATACTGCTGGTCTTTCACCTGAAGTTATTGCCGCTCTTCAAGAATCCGGTTCCCATCTTGAAAACTCTGGTGTTTCTGATGCTGGTACCTTCGTCTTGTCCGAAACCTCTTTGGACATGCACTGCTGGGGTCAAAATCCAGTTGTCACTGCCAAGCTTCAATTGAACGGCCAAGATCGCTTCTCTGAGCGTGAAGGAACTTACTTCTCTTGGGTTCAACCATACCAAGCTCACACCCGCAACCCTGATGAAGGTATCAATGTTTACTCATTCGCTTTGAGACCTGAAGAACACCAACCAAGCGGCACATGCAACTTCTCCAGAATTGATAATGCCACACTTCAATTGGTCTTGTCTAACGCTACTGTTGAAGGAACAAAGACTGCTAAGGTCCGGGTTTATGCAACAAACTATAACGTTCTCCGTATTATGAGTGGTATGGGTGGTTTAGCTTATAGCAATTAAACACCTTACATCGTGTGGTTTTTATTTATATATTTTAATAATTAATTATTCCTTTTTAATTATTAAAGCAAACAACAGTATAAAGATATAGCAATTATATAATTATAAAATGAGTGTAGACATTGTGTAAATCTTATCGAAAGCAATCCACTATTATATAAAAATGGAATTGGACAATATGATTTAAACCAACAATTAGTAAGAGAGTTTGCGTGTAAATACGATTGTATTCGTGAGCTTAAAATGAGTGATAAAACACTTACAAAATCTCTATTAAATAATATTCCATATAATAACTATTATTACAAACAATTATGGTTCAAAATTGTCGGCTAATTAAAAAATTGAAATAAAATATTATAAAATAAATGTAAGTAATAACTAACTAAAATGGAAAATCCTACTGAAGTTTATACTTTTGATTTTAAAATTGCTTATTTTGAGAGAAAATTTGAATTAAACTTTAAACCAGATAACATTATAAAAAAATTTGTTGAGGATGTTACATATAGTGTGCGCCAGATTCACCCAACAGATCGGCATACTATTGAAATTGTTGAGGCAGGACAATATAACAATATAAATGGTAAATCGGCTGAATTAGCACCTGAAATTAGTTATAGCGAGGCAGATACTTTAAAAGATATATATGGAAAAAATGGCAAAATTACTGCGTTTTATATTAGACTCAAACCAAACCATGAAACCTCAAATTCCACATGAATACATGTTTACCATCATATTTGATTATTACAAATAATTATTTATAATAATAAATTTTATATGCTTTTAAGTTTAGTATTTTTATCATCATGTCTGTAACTGAAATTATCAGTCTATGTAATAAATTATTTTTGTATCCTGACATTATGTTAATTAACTGTCCTATTAAAAAATTTAATAATTATTTTTATTCAATTTTTAAATATTTAATTAAGCCTCTTCGTCATCCCAGTTTTCAAGAATAATAGGTTCTTGAATACGAACCGGGTTATGTTCTTGTTTTTCTTCAGCATCTTCATCAGTATTTTCATCAGTATTTTCATCAGCATCTTCATCAGTATTTTCATCAGCATCTTCATCAGCATCTTCATCAGCATCTTCATCTGCATCTTCATATTGTGCAAACTGTTCTTCTACAAAATATTCATTTATGACATCATTGTCGTCCTCAGGCAATTCAATATATTCGCCATTCTCATACTTTACATGAGCACTATTAAATAATATATTCATGTTTCTTACTTCTGGTTTCTCAGTTTCTGATGTAAACAATTTAGCAATCTGAGAATCATCACGAAATCTAATTGTATAAGTTTGCTGAATATTATTTCTTCCAATTCGTCCCATAGCTTGAATAACTTTTTCTTGTGTCAAATCTAAATCTTTACTCAAGAAACAATGACAAAACTGATAATTCGTTCCATAAATATAATCACTTGATGCGATAATCATATATAATTTTTGTTCATCAGTAAGTTTTTTCATGATTTCAGTATAAGTAATGTTTTCATGATTAATAAAGACACCAATTCCCATCATAA